TGGAATAGTGACGTATTTTTGAAGAGCGTCATAAAGCTTGCGGACATAGGTAGGCCCCCAATTACCACACCAATTATTCCACCAGAAGCATACTATATTTATTTTTCCAACCATTTGCTGTTCTCCGGTGCAATTATCCATTCTATTGTTTTCTTTAGCGACTTTCTAAAATTCTTAGGTGGTGTCCAACCATATCTTTTCATTTTTTCTCCACTCAACGCATATCGCAGATCATGACCGGGTCGGCTGCTGTGAAAATCCACTAATTCATAGTTCAGTTTTTTGCCTAAGATATTCGCTATCGCTTGTGCCAACTTCAGATTGTTGACTTCCTCTTCACCAACAATATGAAAATCTTGTCCTATGACAGTTTGATCCATAGATTCAATCAACTGTAAAAGGTGAAGGTAAGCATCTGCCACGTTTCGCGCGTGTATATAATATCTAGATCCGGGTTTTTGTTTATCCGAAGATGCATGTATCATTACAGTTTCATCTGCTAACACTTTCTTAATAACTTTCGGGATAAACTTCTCCGGGTGCTGGCGCTCGCCGAAGATATTCATCGACCGCGTTATTATAGCCGGCAATCTATAAGTATTCCGATATGCCTTCACAACCATTTCACTAGCTGATTTGGAAGCGCTGTAAGGATTGGTCGGATTGTGAGCATCTTCTTCTTTATAGTTTATGCCTGCTGGCGCAGGGCCAAATACTTCATCAGTCGAGAATAGTAAAAAACATTTCAACGCTGGCAGTTTTCTAGCAAAATTCAGTACATGCGCAGTGCCTTCGACATTTGATTGAATGAATGGGATTGGATTAGCTATGGAACGATTCACATGGCTCTCTGCTCCGAGATGGAATATATAATCCACGTCACCTATTTCCTGCATAATACCATCCGGTAAAGGTAAGGCAAAATTGGCACTCAATAATGTAACCCGCTCCGTACTGTAGGCTTCAATATCACGCAACCGTTCAAAACCACCGGAAGCATAAGATAATCTATCTAAGACAACGATATGAGCATCTGTATTTCTCAAAAAATGTTCAACAAAGTGATGACCTACAAAGCCGCAAGCTCCAGTACATAATATTCTCATATCTACTCTTTACTCATACCTCCTTCTCAAATTCGTAACCAAAATATTTGATATCTTGCCAATATATAGACTGCACTAATTCTATCTCTTCTGGACCATAGTAGTGAGAATAATGGTCTGTTTTAGAAACATTAAAATGAGGAAGTTTCTGTTTTCCAAGTCCTATCTTATCAAAAACTGGTTGTATCTCTGACTGTAAGTTTTCAAACCTACAGATATGATCTACGAAAGGACGGTCGTTCAAGTGTGTATAATAAATTAAAGGTAATGAGTGAACCTTGATCCGGTCTTCTTGACAAAACAAATCAAAATTATGCACGAAGGATTTAAACGATAAACCGAGGTAAGTTGCCGTTGACACTGCACGATCGAAAGGATTTCGGACTACTGCAAAAATAAAATATTCTTCGAGCTCTTGGTTAGTTATCTGCTCTATCCAGTGCGTGAATTGTTCAGGATGATCTTTATAATGGAAAAGTTGCAGTAGTTGCGGTTGTATTATATCACGTAAAATGCTGGTGCCTGCCGTCTTTGCTGATTTCATATAGATGAATTTTGGATTGGTGCAAACTATAATTCCACCAGGATGTGAATGAGTGTACAAATAATCAGCTAATCCTCCTCGTCTTGTTTTCTTTAAGCGCCTTGTTCTTTTAGGTCGCCTTGTTTCTTCTTGTTCAGAATATTTTTCCATTTTGTAGATATGTCGTTCTCTTTTAAGAAATCTTTCCACTCCGCTTTTTGGAACATAGACAGCTTCATCTCCGAAAACATGGTCAAAACTGAGCTGATCGCGGATGGAATAATTGCAGATTTCCTGCCACCATAGTTCGCATAGATGTCTGATTTTTGGAGTGTTTTTACGGATAATCAGGTCGCAACGAGGCAATCTCAAAGTTTGAGGATCTATTCTTCGAGAATACTTTTTTAATTGCATCTTTATCTCTTCCTCGTCTCCTTTTCCTTTCTCAATGCAATGACAAGCTTCATCACGCATATTTGTCCGTCGTGGATGCTCAAAGACGCCTATTTCTTTTCCAGAATTTTCAACTATTTCTACAAATTCTTCGGCTGATCTTTGTAAGAAAACAGTCCCGTCTACCCAAATTGTCCAAGTGCTACTCAAAAATATATGAGGCAATATTTTATATATCTTCGCTACTTTGCGTGCGGTGTGGTCATCCACATAATACTCTTTGCCGAAACATAAGATCTCTTCTCTTGGCGGGTCGAAATCATTTGTAATAGCAGTATAAACCGTGACATCATGCATTTTTAACTTTCCGCAAACCTCGCCGATGGTACACATACAGACCTGGCAGCAGATAGATTTCAAAACCATGCTCCAATAAGCGTGTAGAAAAATCCCAGTCGATCTTGCCTAAGTCACCTTCAGTTAATTGTCGAAATTCGACCTCTCCCCAGACGTATTTGTTCACAAGCATAAAAAAGCCGGTAATATGTTTCCAGTCAATTTTTCTAAGTTCATTTCCATATTTAGCATGCAAAGTTTGTGCAACTTTGATATGCTCATTGATACGATCAGATTTTTCGATAATATCAGCCTTCTGCGGTGTTTTATTCGCCCTGTGTACGCCGTTGGTTACGCAGGTGATTAGTCCAGCATTAGTGCTCTTTAGTCTTTGGATCGCATCAAGGCAGATATTATACCAGTCAGGATTACATAAGAAAACATCTTGATCTAACAAAAGCACCCACTGTGCCAAGCTGCTTTCCATCGTCCAGTTATACGCATACGCCAGATTTTTATCCGGCGAAAAAGGTATTTTAACATCAATCCAGGTCATTTTACAGCCTTCAGTCTTGCCTTAGTAATTACCACTTGATCATTTCTTCTTTCATTGTTCCACACTTCACCCGCGAACTTGGCTTTGATGCCATATAATTCTCGGTAATTATCCTTCATGAAGTATCGAAAAGAATTGATATTCCAGAAGCTTTTGTGTGTAGGATCTTGAAAAGCCCCTCTGCCGTCGGTGCTGGGAAGGATAATATCAAGTTCTCCTTCAGGTTTCAACACTCGGTAAATTTCTTCCATTACATAGATGATAGAGGCTTGACGGATATGCTCCAAGAAATGATGTGCTCTAACCGCATTTATAGATATAGCTTCAAAAGGCAAGCCGTTTTCGATATCTATAGTCAGATCTGGATTTACTCTTGTTTGTACATCAATATTGATAAATCCGGGTAATTTTTTAAAACCGCAACCTAAGTTCAGATTCAGTGATGTAAGGTTTTCCATTCACCGTCCTATTCTACATGCTTTGAAGCATTAAAATTTCGATCCCAAAAACTGCCTTCGGATAAAGTTATCTGCGTCGGCCCGGTACTGCTACCTGATTCCCAGGCGTGTGGCTGTTTGACATGCATGCCTATATGCCCGTACGGACGATCATTAGAAAATTGCCACCAAATCCAATCACCGCAAACAGCCTCTGGCCAGTTGATATCTGGGCTATCTACCATCAGATAATACTTACTTGCCGTCGTCCTCGGCACAGGCTTGCCTATCTGCTTTTGCACATAGTAGACAGCACCGCTGCAATCAAACCCGCCTTCAGCGATGGAATTGCCGCCCCAAATATAAGGATACTGTTCGATGGACTGCCAGGCTTTGATTACTTGATCGTCATGATCCGGTTGTGGCGATGATGATTGACAGGCCAAGCAGAAAAGCAGCAACAACGATAGCACCACCAGAAATACCTTTTTGTTCAAACAAATAGCCAAAATGCCAACCTGATATTCGTGATGTCAGTACATCAAATGCAAAGAAGCCTATCAATAATAAGACAATTCCCGATAGACCATTCAAAAAATTCGTTAGTAAAAAGTTCCATATATTCATTCGCTTATCCTCTCCTTAATCTTCCTCTTCAACCTGCCTCGTGAAGCAGCTGCTAAGCTGTTTGGATCTATATTCAGCCTTTCAGCCAGGTTTTCGATTGCATCAAAGACATCATCGTCTGAATGCCCCGGGATTAGCTCAATGATTGTTTTGCGCAATTTCCATATATATCCTACCAAACCTAAGACAATAACAATAACTGACACGTCAAAAATAACCATTTCTAACCTCCTTTACTTAAGTCCTATGCGAATACCAATGAATGATAATACAGTTATAATACCGCCGACGATCCCGCCGGCAAAAGAATGAATTTTTATCGACCGCTCGATACTTTCCATCCGTGTGTCTAACAGCCGTGTGCGTGTATCAAGCATTTGCAATATCCGATGCAACTCAAACTGCCTCTGATCATCGGTCAGCGTTTGCCATTTTTCCCAATCTGGCGTACTGACGCCATTGTCCGTAGATTTATTCATTATATTACCTTAATCAAAACATTACCCCAAAAAAGATAGGGAATGAAAAAGTTTCCATCGCACCCCAGCCGCTCCAAGACGGTTCAGGGTCGGCAATGTTGCGGACTAAGGTACTGCCTGTGTAATTTAAAGTTGTGTAACCATAATTATCAGCTAAATCTGAAATCTCCGCCGCTGTTAAAGCTTGGTCATAAATACAAACTTCGTCAATAATACCGTCAAAAGGACAATCTCCATCATCCTCATTACCAATGTTAAGATTGTTTGTATTGTCAATTAAGGTGCCACTGGCACTATCTGACAATATTTCATCGCCATCCACATACAACTTTATATAGCTTCCATCATAAAACCCCACTACATGATTCCAAACTCCTGTGCTAATTGGACTTGAAGTAGTTGTTATTTCATAGTCTGTCCCTGTATCAATGTAAAGATATATTTCGTCGTCATTGCCAAGAAGAAAAGCCAAATTGTCATCGTCACCACCCGACTTATCAAAAATAGCATTACCAGCAACACCATGAGCAGGAGCATCAGATGTAATTGTACTGGGTTTGATCCAGGCAGATATTGTAAAACTCGTTAAGCCGTCAACTATCACATCACCTATTTCGACATGATCATCCGCCCCATCAAACTCCAGGGCATTATCAAATTTTCCACTGACCCAAGTTGGTCCGTTGACTAAATCTCCATCATTCCCATTTCCAGATGTGTCCTCTGTTGGGTCAGTCCTATCGTCCAAATGCCAACTCCCTTGAACGCCTGTTATCTCTCGGATAAAAGTATCTGGTATACTGGATGCAGAAGCAGCACTTGCTTTTCCAAAGTAGACAAAGAAATCTGTGGCTGATGTTCCAATACTGTCAAACTTTATCCACAACTTAGCAGAGGAGGCGTCTGAAGTTTCCTCCCAATAGCTCAGGAGTGTCTCCCCGTCTGAAGTGGTAAAACGAATATCCCCCGGCCAATTCTGAGCATTATCTTCCAGATAAACATCATTTCCATCATCTGTGCCACTTCCTGCGTAGATATTCAGCATCATTTGGTAATCACTAACAGCACCATCTGATCGTGATAATGAAAACCTCTTCCTAAATTGATAATCTGATAACCAAGCCATTTCTAATTTCTCCTATTATGAGAAGTCAAGGGCAGCTTGCCCGTAAAAAGTATCGCCGTCAAAATAAAAAGAAACTATATCTATTGCATCGGCATCTGTTGTAAGAGATGGCGTTGTGCCATTCTGCCATTTTAAAGCAGTTCCGCTCTCATTGTCCCAGGTTACACTTCTTCCACCCGTAGCATCTTGGATAACTACCAATGTTAAATTACACACTCCTTGAGGGTCTGATAAGGTAATGGTGCAGTCAGCATCCAGCGTTATTCTTTGCCTGTTTCCTTTAGTCCAGTCTATTGCTGCAGCTGTGTCAGAGGTGCCATTGTCATATTCTTGTGTGAAAGAGGCGGTCGGTGCTATTTTCAAGGTGAGTTGCCTCATATCACCAACACCAATAATACTCACACCATCTGTCTCCACTTTAGCAAGCCGCATACTGTTCGTCGTCACGGCTGGTTCAGCTGGTGAAGTTATAGCCTCTAGATCATCAAATCGAATGTCACAGGCTCCCAGATCAGTCACGTATTTTATGCCAGCCGAGATAATAGCGGTGTCATCTGCGGGATTGGCCAAAGTCAGATTGACTTCTGCCCAAGTACCTGCATCCAAGGCTGGGATGTCCAACGCTTCTAATGGACTGGCACACTCAGCGGTGTCATCCATAAGTATTTGCAAATCACCATCAGCGGTAGCAACTGAACACTTTATCCACATGCGAATTGAATCGGCGTCGGATATGTCAAGTGAGCTTATGGCTTCTGTCGCCAGGATATCCAGTCCGCTGGCAGCTGTAGCGACCTCCAATAAGGCACAAGCAGAACCTACCTTAAAATCGGATGTATCCGCAGATGATGTTACGTCGGCATCGACTGATTCATTCCAAGCATCTTCGCAGTTTTCGACTAAAATGGTATTATCGCTTTCGACGAAGGTGTAAGCGCCGCTGTAATCCACGTCGACATAAGTCAAACGATTGACACCGTAACTATGCGATACGGCTATATTATGTATCCGTTTACTCTCTACGTAAGCGCTACCTTCGGAAATATCTGACGTAAAATCATTGGAATCTGCCGGTAAAAGGTCTTCTACCACATAGTCACTGAAAACATCGCCAAATTGAAGTAAAGGCGTTTCGCTTTCAGCGTCAAAACCTATTTTTAAAGTGGCAGGCTGAATACTTTGCAATAACCATCGCTTATCACCAGGATTTAAATCCGGTTCTATAATATCCGGGGAAGATTCTGCCGCGCCTGAACTTACATCAAGCGAATGGAAATAAACCATGCCGGCTTCTAAAGAAACGGCACTATCTCCATCTGCTAAATTTGCCCCGTCCAAGGCATCAAGTGCACCACTGTCTCCGCCTGTGAGAACGGTTCGATAATAAAAATTAGCTGCCATCTTTTTTCTCCGATTTTACGTTGTTTTTGTCAGTTAATTCCTGAATTTGTTGTTGTGCTTGCTGTAAGGCAATTTGCAATCTAAATATCTGCACTTCTTTCTGCCCAAGCAATACTAAATATTGTTCATTCGTGATTTCCATTTTCAGGCTCCTTCCAAATATTATTTATTCGATGCCATTTGTCTTTTTCAGGTTTTTTGTATTCAACCCAGGCATGCGCTTTATCTTTGCTTTTATGTACGCCTATCACTATTCTTGTTTGGTATCCTTGTTCGTTTAATTCTTGTTTAATATGACAAGCGCTGTCAAAGCAATCACCCTGCGTTTGTACTGGTACATACGGAAAGGAACAAGCCGTAATCATGGTTAGAAAGATTATCAATAAAATAAGTTTTTTCATAGCTTACACGCAATAAGTGTCATTGTAGGATTATTACCATCATCCTCGGTTTGATCACCAGCAACTTCACTGGAGTCATACTGGAACCATCCTACTCTAACAGATGTGCTATCTAATTTTTTTACACCTATAAGAAAAAGATAAATATAAGTTCTATCTACCTCCACATCATAGTCTGCGGAAAGCCAAAAAGATGATGGACTTAAAATATAGTACGGATCAGAGACTGCAGAATGTCCAATATCTTGATAATCAGTAGTCGATGATGTTGGACTATCTAATGATATCGATCCTTCTACATATCTGACCTTGAAATAATCTTTGCCGCTATCATAACATAACTCACCAGCAGAACTATAAACTATTAAACCATAATTTTCGCCTGATGCTGTTCTGTTTTCTCGAAAACATTGCCAGTCAATAGTTGTTGATACACCTTCTTCTGTAACAAGATCCACTCCTTCAAAATTACTTGATGATTCATAATAATTTCTTATAGCAACAAAGTAGTCTGTATTAGCCTGTATAGCAAGTAATGGTACTAATGAAGATGATGTAATAGATATTCTGGTGTAGTACGTATCAGATGCATCATTATTATCTATTGTAGCAGACCCGCTTTCATCTAAGGATAAATTTCGATATGTTGAATCTATTTGAATTTCTCCTGCATCAGTTTTTGTTTGTAACCCGTAATCTGCCATTTTTTATTCCTTATGTATATAAAAATACAAAAATCAAACTATCGCAAGAATTATAAAGATCCCCACTTTGTGCATCCCATGAAATAGTAGTTCCAGATCTAGATATTAAATGAGCCACATCTGCTGCGGCAGTCGATAAACCTACGGATATTTCTACCGTCTCTAATCCATCGATGTCGGACAAAGTTATATCGCCCGAAGCATCCGCTGCCACTTCCTTGCTCCACCGCAACCTTGTAATTCGATCAGTTGTATCCAGTGTAATGTCGCCTGAAGCGTCGTATACTCTTAAACCGTAAGCCATTATAATAACCTTTCACGCAATATAACCTAAATGAACCCGTAATTCTGGTGTAGCTTGATCGTCCCAAACTTTGAGCCATTGATTATTTAAGTCTAATTTTATCTTATCGTCCGAATCTTTTACAACCCCTGCGGTGCATGTGCCTATATCAGCGCTAACTGCGTCCAAAGTCCCTACGTCTATAGAGTCAGCAATAACCAAATTGGTGCCTATCTGATTGCTTTGAATAACGGTTGTTGAAGCCAACCCATTTACATTGGACGTATCGTCAGCCGTATTATTGCCCGTCACATCCGCATCCGATTCTGCTGGGGCGTTCGTGGTCAGCAAGGCGTCTACGTCACTTGAGGAAAAGACCTCTCGTGCAACCCAGTCTGACCAAACCGGATAAATATTTGGATGCACTTCACGCACATGCTCTTTATCTCCTCCCGGCCCAAAGTTAATCTGCGTTGCTCGGTTTGTATTATACCAGTAAGTGATAACTCCGCCATAGACTTCCGGCCAGACATCAGCAGAAGCATCCTCTGTTTCAAAGATGAGTTTGGCTACCTTGTCTTCGGCAGCATACCCATCGGCCGCTTCGTCTCCGTTATATGAGTCAGTGGCTATATGGCGTACGGGAGCATTGAGTAAATAGTCACTGTCGTAGTCGATATCATCCTTTGTCGCTAAAGCGCCCTGGTTAGCTATATCTGCCGCTGTATTATTGCCCGTCACATCCGCACTGGCCTCGGCCGGTCCATCATCTAAATTGAGCGCCCCATCGCCGCTGGATATTGTAATAGCACCTTCAACGCTTAAGGTGATCCCATCCCAATTTAGTTTTGGGTTGTCGCTTCCACCTACATCGATTGTTTCATTGTCTAAATCAATTTTTACACCGTCCGTTGTCGACCAATTACTGGATTCTATGCTGCCTGCTGTTGCTTGTCCCAAATCGGCCTTGATTGCCGCAAGATTAGTAACATCTATATGATCCGCGATCACAGCGTTGGCAGCAATGTCCGTTTCCCCTACTTTCAAGGTGGTAGTATTCTCGTCCGCAGACCAGTCAGATTTATTTCCGGAAGTATCAACTGCTCGAATTCGGTAATAGTAAGTTGCATCAACGTCCAAGTCTGTATCCGTGGTAAAATTCCCATCCTTGGCACCTAAGCTTACTTCTTCACCAGTGAAATCTCCTGTATCTGATCTTTCTGCTTCATAATGCGCTAAGTCATATTCGCTATTCTTTTGCCAGCGCAAACCGATTGTTTTAAATCCGGCAATCAATGCCGTCGATTGCCAATCGGGAATGGCAGGTGAAACATCATCTTTAGCTGTAGTAATAGATACTTGCGTGCAGTAATTCGTCCTATTATTAGATACATCTACTGCCCTGACAGCTACGCCATAGTCGTTGTTCGGCATGACTTCAATCTGATAATGGCTTTCCTTCGTCGTATACGCAGATTTTGCGCCGGACGATATTTCCTCAACCACAAGTTCATATCCACGAAAGTTCGGATCTACTTCGGCATTGGTATCCCAAGAAGCTTTAATAGTTACCCTGACTGTCCCATCTGAAGCAATGCCTGATTGTGTTTCAAGACTTAATCCTTCCGGTACCTGCAAAGGACATTCCTGAGTATTAATAGGAACTTGTGTTGAAATAGCGCTAACCGAATATGTCCCTGAAGTATCGACGGCTTTAATCCAGTATATTCTAGTAGTTGATACACCTTCTCCTATTTCAACCGTGGTCGAATTTCCAAGTACTTCTAAAACTGTTACTGTTCCATTAGTCCAATCATTCCCTTGTCGAATTTCATAATAATCCAGATCAAGATTATCTACTTCTGACCAACTTAACAACACTGTTCTTTTCGGCGGATTCCATCTACCTGTTAGACTAACCACATCATTCGGCGGGGCCAATTTACCTAAAATCTGAACAGTGGTTATATTGTCGCCTGTATCTCGGACGCCTTGTTCTGCTGGGCCAACATAAATTTGAAATTCGTGATGCGTAGATAAATGCTCAGGCCCGATATGGATTGAAGTTTCAGTAGTTTCGTCAATTTTCCAAAGACCTGGCGTATTTTCAACATTTATAAATTCTGTATCATCTACGTCGACAAAAGCGGTGGCATCATCGCTTATAAATTCACGAGTAAGCGTTAAATCCTCCAACCATACGGCCCAATTACTGCCCACGGCTTCTTTGGCAGGGTTCCAAGCGACAGATAGATTAGATTGATAACTACCATCTTTTCCATACGTTAAAAACTCATCAGCCTGTACACGCACTGCTTCTTGAACAACCGCATCTCCCCAAGTCGGATCTTCGATAACATAACCAGTGTCGTTATATATGTTTTCATTATATTCTAAGGCTGTAATCCGACGTGTTAATTCTTGCGCACGTGTAATACCTACAATTCTATATGTTTTCTTATATGTATCCGCCTTGCCGAAATCATATAAATCATATTTTTCAGGTACCGTATCCCAACTGCTCGCAAGTATCAACGTATCAGTAGTTTCATCCGCAGTAACAGTATCCAACGATTTTTCTACCAAGGTATCATCGGATAGTCTTACAATAATAGCATAGCTTTGATCAGCTACTAAACCCACTTCTTGATCAATCTGTACATAAGGATCTGCACTACTGGTGCCGTCATCATTCCCGGCATTCATTACCCGACCGCCGAAGATCTCATCATAATGCGGTGCCAAATGCTGAAAATAAGATAAATCACCAACCACACAAGCAAAAGAATCAACGTCCGCTTCAAATTCTACGGTTCGAACTAAATACTTATTTGAATTTAAATGAAAAGCTGCTTCTCGGATGGCTTGATCACGTGAAATAGTTGCTTGATATTCTATATTTGTTTTCTTGGGGACATTTGAAGTATCTGCATAATCGTCGGAATAGACACCCACAATTTGCTTTGTGTGGCTCCTGTCAGGATCAACGTATGTTACCTCTACAGCATTTGCCCTGTCTTTCATAGGCAAATACTGAAGACTGAAAGTATTATCAATAATATTCCCTACGGTGAACAGATGAGACACAGTTGATTCTTGCTTATCACAAAACACACCATAACGAGTACCCCGACGAATAATTACCGCTCGACCGAGTTGAGCAAGCCGTTGTACATCTTTCCAAACATTAGTCTGGATGTCAAGAACAACAGATGCACGAAATCGAGGAGTACCATCTACATCCTCATCGCAATGATCTCCCCATTCTTCAAACTCATCATATATAATCCGTGAATGATATATACTATGATAGGTGTTTAGCAACGCATATGTAGCCCAAGCCAAATTTTGTGCATTTTCGGTTTCCCAAGCATCTGTATTGGGGTTATAAACTGATACATCGTTTCGTGTTACCTTGCAAGAAAATCGTGGCTTCCTGCCTGACAATTGATCTGTTGCCAACGCCTTTATGGCATATTTCGCAATCCCTGGATAGCTAAGTTTTTCTGGTACCACTTCTTTCAAACTAGTCCAATAAATCTTGGTCACTTCCCGGAAAGAATCACTGCCGCCAGTCTGGCGTGAAACTTTAACTTCCCATTGATCGACAGCGAGACCGTCTATAGTATAACTTTTACGTATTTTAGATGTCGTAGATCCTGATATACGCTTAGTGCCAAAGTCAGACCAAGTATCTGTTCCTACCACACGATATTCTATCTGTAGGTCAACATGGCGTTCGTCAAGTCCACCGCTATCATTAGAATAATAAAGCCCACTTGATGCTGTAAAAGTAATATGAATTTTTTCAACTGAATTACCGTCGGTTTGATAAATATAAGAATCGCCCGCGTCGTTCAATAGATATTGAATATTATGTTGTTGTACAATTTCGCCAAAACCAGGAATCAAATCATCATTCAAGCTGCCAAGGCGCGTATAAGTTTCAATTCCTTTAAAATTAGAAACAGGTTGCTCATTTATCTGAATATCCGAAATATCTTCTACAAGACCGTCATTAACTACCAACAATACGTGCAGGTATTCTTTATCGTCATCTTCTACTGTGACAAACTGATTAATAACTTGTCCTGCTATTCGATTTTCCCCGAACACAATAGGAATAAATTGACCTTCGCCTTCTGTTTGCTGCAACGGGCCCCATGAATATGTTGGGGATTGTTCGCCTGCGCCCCCCATGCTGGGCAATTCTGGACCAAGACCGAGAGCATTTACTATTTGGCCGACACCATAACTGATTGCAAACATCGTGGCTGTGTAAGTCACTGCGGATATGGCGGCCCAAGCGATGCCAGCCGCAGTCCATGATGCAGCCGTCGTAGTTGTAACTGCTGTTGCTACCCACGCTGCAACCCAACTAACTGGATCAAAACCTCTCACCGTTACTGATACCGCTATCTTGTCTTCATCAATGACTTCTTGCTCATGCGGTGATTCAATAACTTTACCATTGACTGCAACGACAAACGTCATCCCTTCATGCAAATCGATTGATGGAAGATAGTCAGCAATAATCCCCCCGACAAAATCGTAAACCTGCACGTAATTTTCAAACTCATTAAAAGGATTCTGTATAGTGCTAACAGTTACCGACATATTTATAATATCCCTTAATTTTTCGTTGCCAATTATTTATACGTCCCATAGATACGCTTCGATTAAGCGTTGCATGCAACATCTTTCCGTTGCCAATGTAAACACCAATATGATCTGCAAAATTTGGATTCGTTGACTGAATAAGAACGCCACAAGGTATTTCTGGAATTGCAATTTTTTGCCAATAAGAAGCTGTATGTCTTAAAATTTCTTTTTCTGACGTTTCCCTGCACGATGTCACTGCAATATTAGTTTTCGGAATTGTTACCCCGAATCGACGAAAAACTTCCCAGACCAGACCATAGCAACTATAATAATTTGGTCCGTAAGCGTAGTTGGAATCGTCATCATATTTCTTTCCGATTAGATCATTTAGCTCCAATATCCTAATCTCCCAACGCCCGGAAATCCGCCAAAACGTTCTTGGTTATCCAACTCACGGCAACGCTCAAATGTTCGGCTGCACTCAGTCTCTGATCCATCATATCCGCATAAGTCACCGCCAAATTCTTGGTACCGACAATGTCCTTTCAGAAATATCTGCGGTGGTGAACGAAGGTTAGACAGATTTTCAGCGCCAAGCTTAAAATGTATACTTCCTTGATGATCAATATTAACGCTTAAGATCTCGAATCGTTCTTCTAATTCAGGCGTCGTGTTATCCAGATGTGCCGCATGGACAATCCGAATCCACGTTTCTGCACCGACTCCGCCGTTGTACTCATCAAGGTATGGCGAAATTCGACGTTCTATATCAACTACGGTTAAATCAACCGTAGGAATTGCAGCATCTTGGGTTTCCTCTGTATCTCCCAACTGAAAAGGTGCAGCCTGCCACGTATTGCCATCCCAAGTTATATCTTCAGTATTCCAAATTATCCGAATCGGAGTCTCATTTGGATAATCAATTTCCAATAATAACAACCACGGATCGGAACTGGCTAACTTATTCTTTTCAGCTATCGCGGCGCTTGATATTGATAATGGCATTATTGCTCCTCAAGAATTACATCAACTTTATATCTTCCGATAAGATTTTCAACATAACTGGACTGGATTGAATCGTCGGTAAACCGAACTGTATATGTTACGTCGGTTCGCGGATGTGCCCAATCGAAAACATCTCCTTGATTATCATCAAAAAAAGTTTCTAATGTATCAAGATCAGATTCACTCAAAGCTCTCCAAGATAATTGCCAAGTATAACGACTCCGCGTCCATTGCGGGCGTGATTGCACATATCCAGCTGTAAAATCACTACGTTGTTGTTTTTTATGAACTGTTTGTTGTAGTCCAGTTAAACTTTCTATATCAGGCCATGTTGCCATAGTATCGTACCCTTACGCTTTAGTCAGTGCGCCTTTCATGCCTTTCGCGAACCCGCCACGATTATGGTTTGCGGCATCCAAGACTACATTCAAAATCATTTTCTCGCCGTCAAATTTCGGTTTTTCTTTCGTTGCATCTACTGATTGACCCGTCTTATTGATAACATTAATTTCTACATTGGTTTCTGAACCTGCCTTAACACCAAGATCACCGCCGGATGTTCTTGTCAAAGGCATGACTGCTTCCGGGCCGGCTTCTCCCATCAAGCCTGTGCCCGATGCAAATTTAAATGCAGTGGGTTGCTTGACGACCTGATTTCCATAGTCGGATATACCGCTTTTAAATACATCTCCTTTTGCGCTTCCTTCGCCACCGAAGAATGGTATACTCGTCACTATATCAGTCATACCACTCATCATTTTCTTAGCTGCTATCTTTGCTAACATATCCGCCCATGTTCGTAATATAGATTGAGCAAAACTCTTGAAATATTCTTTTGCAGAATCCAGTTGTCCTGTAAAAGCATCATAAAATACATTACTGAAACTTTGTTGCATGTCCTGCGTTACTCTCCAAGTTAGCTCATCCATAAAACCAAAAGTATCTTTGTGTTTTTCTCTTAGCTTCTCAAGTTTCTTAATTAAAGCTTCTATCTCTTCACCATGCTTCTTCATTTCCTCTTCGCTGAGTTTTTGCGAAATCGTATGCATCTTCCATTCTGTTTCAGACATTTGCAGTTGTTTGATCTGCTTTTTTAAAGAATCCTTAACTTTCTCGACAGCACTTCCTGTCTGGTTGAACTGTTCCTTATACATCTGAAGAGCTCGTTGATACATCTCGCTGTCTTTCCCTAAAGCACCAGCATCAACAAGTTTGTTTAATTCATCTATCTTGGCATTATATTTCTCGGTGGCCGTTCTTGTTCGATCGAAAAGTTTTTCGTAGCTTTTGGCCATCTCTGTAGTAATTGGATCTGGTAAATTTTCTGGTTTTTTAATCTTTGGCGTTATATCTACCTTACCTGCTGGAATTAAATCCGGTATTTCTTCTGGTTTTGGTTTTTCAACTTCCGCCTTTACTTTTAACGTCGGCGTTTTAATATCTATTGTATTTTCTATAGGGACTCTACGTTTAATAGGACCGGTTTCCTGCTTGGCTTCAATTAACATATCAATAGTTTGTCTGAGCATGCCACCGGTTTGCCCAAGATTGGTAATTGAACGAGTCATGAGTTTCACAGCTTCAGCTATACTCCTTATTACAGTCGGTATGTCTTGTGTTATAAGCTTTTCGTTAGCGGCCACCCAATCAGCCATACCAGATGCGATTTCTTCAAGCTTTGGGGCAAGAATAAGTACAGTTTTCGTGAACGATTTACTGATAACGGCACCTAAATCATCGATAGCATCCTTTGCATTTTCGGCGCCTCGCAACAAGCTTTCATCTATCTGAAGACCAAGTTCTCTGTATCGTTCCGTCAACTCATCTACATTACCAGCCATATTCCGCATCGCAGCTGCCTGTTGCCGACCCGCTACTGCTGTGAAAATACGAGTAACATCTCCCCCTTTACCTAATTTTTTGAATTTCGCCGTTGCATCAAATATAGCATTTAATGCTTCACTCGTTGAATCAGCGGCTTTTATCTGATTGAGAAGCGCATCGTTAGTGTCTTCTAAGCGGTTAATAAGCGGACCGCTACCAGATTTAAGGTCAGACATCCGTGATACAAATTTCTCAAAAACCTTATTTAAATTTTCTGTTGAAACGCCACTACGTTCGGCAATATATTGATACTTTTGTAGAGCATCTGTAGAAATCCCGACCGCATCTGCTGTCTTATCTATCTTATCGGCAGCATCTACGTTTCGTTTAATCAGATATCCGAGCCCTGCCGCTCCTGCCACCGCAGCCATTGCAGCCTTACCGGACAATAGCTTTTTGCGAAGTGAAGTTAAGCTTCTTCTTGCCGCTGCACCATACTTTTTCCAGCGCTTCGAAGCTCTGTCCAACTGCTGTTCAGTACTTTTTCTATATCTCTGAAGACTCTCTTCAGCTTGATTCGTACCTCGTCTAAGTCGCGTAGTATCAGCACCAAACGAAGTAATCAATGTACCCAAATCAGCCATTGTCTTTTTCCATATGTCGCTTTAATCGCATAAAAAATTCCTTAATCTCTTCAGGAGACTGTTGTTTTGGATATTTCTTTGGAGAAGGATCCCACTCCGGCAAAAAGTCCTTCGGTGCCGTTTGCTTGGATCCTTTCTTGCCCCAAATGGATTGCGCAATATTTACAACGATAGAAGATATCTGTGCATATCCAAAATCCTGCCTCCAGTCCGCTGTTGGTGAAATCTGTTCCATCGCTTGCCACTCCGCCAGCTGTTCTGATGTCAGACAACCAAGCAAATAATCTGGGTGTGCATAACCTAACTGTCGACAGAGTCGGAAATAGAATTGCCGCTCGGGGCGGCCCCGGAGTTTTTTACGAGATTTTCCTGATCTTCGTTACTCATCCTGTTAAGTTCTTGTGCAGTATTCACAATCAACTCTAAGCGTGCCGCACCCATCGACTGGCTAAGCGTTGCATAATCGCTGTGCTTGAGCAAAGCCTTTCCATTCTCGTCGCAAATTGTATTTACGGCGAGTTTGGCACGAAAGTCCTGGAGCGTGCGCTCATAAGTAATCGTGCCATCTCGTTGATGTTTTTCTTCCATAAGAGACTGTTCGAACTGGTCTCTTTCACGGCCAGTCATCTGCCGTACATACACGCACTCATCGTTCCCAAGTTCTACTTTTTCTGTCTTCAGATCTTCTTTCTTAAGTAGATCATCTCGTTTTAATGTAGCCATGATTAGGCCTCCTCATTTAATTATGCGTTAGCGCTGGGACCGGAGCCGGATTCAATGTTTGGCGCACCAACAATTTGGATAGTAACATCCATCCCCACTTTTCCTTCCGGAATAGTCAGCGGTATACCTGTCACAAGCCCCTCAATTTCAACGGATGTGTTATCCACATCTGCCAACACAATTTCGTAACTCTTAAGTGTATCATCCTCATAGTCAGCAAACATCAGATCAAACATATCCCGTTCAAAATTCATTGAAAGAGTCGGGGTACCACCATCTCGCATACCGCCCATATATGTACGGTATCCACCAGTTGCATCTAAGGTAGTCGTTTCTACTACATCACGGCTTAAATCTATTCCGTCGATAGAATTAATTCCCGCGATTTTCTCCCATTCACCGGCGTCTGCATTCCACCGCCGGAAATCTGTTCCTATTCCTGTCGTAGGCATCTCTTACCTCCTTCTAAATTTACGGTTTTCTGTGTATATCAAAATTGAGTACAAAACGTGCTCTCTCGTTTTCGTCCCAGTCTAACAAGAATGGCTCGCCAGTACACTTAATCTGCACATAAGTCGTGTCGTTCCATATTTCCATGTGCGTACCATGTAAATATTTCTCGATATCTAAAGCTTCTTCTAATCCCGTTTTATAGCTGTTATCACGTATCTGTATCTGCACTGATGGGTAATAGTAGCCATCTTCCTCATCTCCAGCCAAGGTCAACTGGGGCGGACTGCCCGGCGTATCAAATATAGTCACACAATTGTTCGGCATAGATGGTTGTCTACCTATGTACAGATTATCACTGAAAGTTAGTCCTAAAGACGAATTTGCTTCTAACATATCTTTTATATCCTCGGACGTAATATTCATTTCTTGATTTCCGCCTCTCTTTTAATAACTCTCAATATCTCATCTTCGCTTTCGTGTATCGCTGCTTGAAAGAACTTAGCGCCTGCACCTGGTCTTTTAAAATTAGCACCACACATTTCATGCACCTTCGCTGCATAATTAGCGCTAAAACCCATGACCACAGAAGGTTGTTCGCCTTCATAAGAAGTTACCGACCAGCTATGTCTTAAATTTCCAGTATCCACGGGTACTTTCGGAGCTGTCGTATCCATAGAACGTCGAATAGGTACTGTGGCCCTGACCAACCCCTTCATCGTACGGTTTTCTATGGCCTTGACCTGCTTATTCATATTACTGATCACGTCTTCAAAACTATCTTTTTTCTTAATCATAGATAAACTGTCCTAATGAATTCCTGGGTGCTTTTAAATAGTGGATTTGTATCAATCTTTTGTATTTTATATGCACCGTCAACTGTTTCTGGATCACTTTCTTGGTCTGGATCTAAATCGTCTAATGATCCTAAGTATAACATACCGTCATTATCCAAACTCTGTATAACAAGTACCTCCGCCTGACTCACAATTTCTTTCCCTTTATCGCTAGTAATACGTTTTGCCGAATTATCCCATCGACATGAAATTTCGATCGGGTCATCATAATCAGTGCCTCCATACCCATCAGGACTTGGATTGCCCCAATATACACATTGCTGAACGCAAACACTTTCTACAAACTTAATCAGCGGATCGGCCATTTATTAAGCCCCTTTCACTGCATATATCGATGCTCTTTTGCCACTTAATTTTCCAGTAGGATCCATTACTTTCACGGTTTGCCCGTAAAAAGTTGAATCCAACTGCATTCCTGTTTTCCCTTGGTATGTAGCCTGCGCCGGACCTGCTTTTGCATCAGACAGTTGTTGTTCCCGAGTTGAAGCAATTCCATGTGCAGTAAGCCAACGCTCCATTTCCCGCTTCAAGTCAGACGAAATGCTACTGTCCGAACCCACAGTCGCAGTTATTACCTCATTCGCCCCAGATATAAACCCTTCTATCACACTATCGCTTAAATCAGTATCCAGAATTTCCTTTATCTCTGCGACATTTGTCCTTGCCATAGGTCACTTTCCTTCCTTCTTATTACATTTACGAGGATGATATTCCATATTTTTAATAGTAACAACTTCGTCTATTTTCATATGTAGTTCAAAACCCCTTACACACTCAGGCATCTCTAACTTCTCTTTAAGATAGTGAAGGATTTCACATGCTTCATCCGAACTGGGAGACAGCGCACCTCCCTTTTCTTCATTGTCTCTTTTCATCCTTGCTCCTTCCCCAAAGTTTGGGTGAAATAAAATCATATATATCATTATTCCACTGCAAGTTCAGCCATTCGAGTAGTTGATGCATCTGCCTATAATCACCATAAACCATTCGATGCGGCCAAACAATTTTACAATTCAACCCCTCATCAATCATCTCCCGAAAACGATCAAGATGCTGATCAACCCACCAAGTCCAGCCTTCATGTTCGTTCTTAACACCTACCTTTTGCTGTATGTCCTTCTTACCAAACGCACGCATAAAGCCCGTGCGCATGCAAGAATTTACAATATCGCCTGTCCATCGACGCACGATGATCCATTTAGCATCTGGAAATGCGTAATGCCAGACTGGCCAAAATAATGCACATTTTGCGCCTTTGTACATCCATGGACCACCTTCATAACCTTGATCCTTCATAACCTGCTCAACCCGTGCCCG